AGAATACCCACTACCAGAAATTGTGCTTGAAAATGGATCTCAAGACCTTTGGGTTAGTGATCAGTCATTAAATAACTATGAGGGTGACCCATACCTAAGAATGAAGCCAGGGGAAGATTGGGACGACGTTGAGTCCTATCTATACCTTAACAACCTATCATTTTTAAATGGCGGTACTGAAGTAATTTATGGAATCTTTAAAACAACTGGACAGTATTCTGAAGATCAAATTTTGATAAAGTTAAGAGATACTGCAACTGGTCAATACTTGAGCATAATTACAAATGGAGTAGATGTTTTTTATAATTTCTATAATGGATCAACAGAGACCACCTTGACAACAGTTGGTGTTAGTACAGTTGGAGAAATGTTCGTTGCTGGTGTTAATCTTAAAAAACTTTCGGCATACTATGGTCAAGAGATAACAAGATTTGTGTCCAGTATCTCTAACTTTGAAATGTTTATTGGTGGAGATGCAACATTTTCAAAAACATATCTAGGAAATATTTATAAAATTGCTCTGGCAGCCCCAAGAAACTCAAAAGCCATATCCTATATGTTTAACGATAATGGTGTTGCACTAAATAAAGAATCGTTTACAGAGATAGTGTATGATGCAGGAGCAAGTTATTTTGGAAATGATTCAAAATACTGGACAGAAATTCTAGATGGTGGAGATCCATATGCAGTAATCTCAGACAAGTTCTTCTCTCATGTTGCATCATATACCCTATTGCCAGCAGTGTTCTTTAACAAAATTGTTCTGGATATTGCAACAAGTTCTTCGTGGGAAGACTATGTCCCACTGTCACATTTTGCCAAGTATGTAAAAGACTCAGAATCTGGTCAGTATTACGATCTTGATTTTATTCAGTTTAATATTGGCTATCCGACACCAGGCAAGTTTGTGGAGCAGAAGTCACAGTCAGATGATTGGACATATGCAGAACTTCAAGCAGAATATCTATCTCCAGTTCAATATACCTATGCAGAATTAGACAATCAGTTGTTTAGTGGTTATGATACATACTTTGATCTACAGCATAGAACAAAGAGTCAGTTTGTATATGATACATCAGAATATTCTGTAAAAACATATATTACATTCCAGTATATAAGTTCTGGTGCAAATAATTTTATTGAAAACTACCCTAATACTGAAAGCGTTAGCACTAATAATCTTGTTAGGGCAGGAGATGAATGGGTTAACACTAAGTACGAGGTTGTAGATGGAGCAATCATCTATCCTCCAAAATCTATTAAGTTCTCAAATCTAGCAATTGTTACACACGTTCAAATGATTGCAAAGTCTTCTATCAATAAGCCATCTAGAGTATATAACATAGAATTGGCATCGCAAGCACTTGACGTAAAGACACCAACTCCAATTGGTACTAAGTTTGGTATTCCAATGTATCCATATACAAAGAGTGGAATCTACTTTAACTACAAAGACGTAAACCCATTTAAGATTTATAAAAAGAGTACGCCATATCTATACCTGACAAAAAACTCAGGCGTTGAGTTAGTTGGAGACCAGGAGCCATTAACCAATAGGGGACTGACAATTCCACTTAATGCTAAGGTGGCATCAAAATTCGATGTATCTGCAATTCAGGTTCTATTGAAGTACAGTCAAGACTTCTTCCCATATTCATCAACGCCAATCTTTGAAATCCAGACAAGGGATGCTTATATCAAGTTTTATCTTGTGGCAAATCATCCAGATGGAAAGAGAGCAAAAATTTATGCTATCAATGCTAATACAGGTGCTGAAGAAAATGGAATTGCTTTCTATATCAACGGAAAACTAGTCAAGAACCCAAACATCTCAGTAAAAGAGTGGTCCATGCTTGGAATCTATTTTGCATCTAAACTTACACTTAATAGTTATTCAGGAGCATTCAGACTAAATGGTCCACTAATGGTAAATCACGTTTCATACTATCAGTCAACAGGACTACAAGAAAAGATATCTACAACATTCAGAGCATGGGATAGAGTTAAAGAAACACTGACCAACCAGGATCTTGCCTGGAACTTCTGGAGAGGCACAGGAACAATTGTTGGGTCATACTCATGGAACAATGTGCTAGTCATTGGTAATCCAAGCATTCTTGGTATCAGTTTGACGCAAATCTTTAAGTCTTATGTAGGAACCAACAAAACAGTCTTTGACGATAATCTTGGAGTTTCGCTGTTTGGCTATAAGTTTAGAACATATAAGAAGATAACTCCTGTCACATTTACTAAGAAACCATCATAGTATGGTATACTAGTGGTTATGAATAATGAAAAACCACGATTTCCTGGTCAAATTGGTGACTCAAAAGTAACAGTTTTGCAAAAAGATTACCCTTGGGGTATCTATGTATGGATTAAGGCTAATGGAAAGCCATTTACAGATGGTCACGGTAGCGTTCTAAATATTCCAGCACACAAGGGGGATGCCCTGCAAATTCAAAAACTAAAGCAGGAGGCTACATACCTTGGTCAAGGTGATGGTCATGCAGAGTTTTATCCAGGCATGGAAAGAATTTCAGAGGATGAATACTCTGAGCAAGTGGACAGAATGAAGCAAGGTCTTATTCCAAACCTCAATGACCTTGGTGCAGTCCAGGCAGCGAAAGATACAATCGCTATGTATGGAGATGATGAATAGTGAGCGAGTACTACATTAGGGACATTAACCTAGACGAACTTGAAGAGCAGGTAGATAAGTTTAAGGCACAGGACCCATTCAGCAAGTCCTGGGACGAACTAAAGGGCTACACTGGAATCGAAAAGAACTTTAAGCGTAGAACAGACAGAATTGAAAAAGCAAACAACGTTGGTTTGGTAGAAACAACACTACAATATAATAACGTTGACGTTACAAGTCTGGGGTATCAAGACAGTGCTCTAGCAATTAGTAGTGGTGTTAATGGAGCATACTCTAAAGAGATCAATCCAGGTAAGGTATACCGCAACGGCTATGGTCTGTTTGACGTAATTACTCCACCATGGAATCTATATGAACTTGCAAACTATTACGACATGTCATTTGCTAACCACGCAGCCATTGATGCAAAGGTAGAGAACATTGTTGGACTTGGGTATGAACTACAGGCAACACAAAGAGTCCTTATGGCTCTTGAGGCATCAGACAATGCAAGTGCAGTAGACAAGGCTAGAAAGCGTGTTGAACGTGCCAAGGTAGAAGTCAAGGAATGGTTTGAATCACTAAACAATGAAGAGTCAATGACTTCAACATTTATGAAGGTTTGGACAGATTATGAGTCAACTGGAAATGGATACCTTGAAATTGGTAGAACTGTAACTGGTGAGATTGGTTATGTAGGACACATTCCTGCAACAACTATGCGTGTACGTCGTATGCGTGATGGCTACATTCAGATCATTGGAAACAAGGTTGTTTACTTCCGTAACTTTGGTGCAAAAAATGTGAACCCAATTACTAACGATCCACGTCCAAATGAGATTATTCATATCAAGCAGTACTCACCATTGAACTCATTCTATGGTGTTCCAGACATTCTGTCTGCTGTAGGTGCACTACAGGGTGACGCACTTGCATCACAATATAATATTGACTACTTTAACAATAAGGGTGTTCCTCGTTATATCGTAACTCTTAAGGGTGCAAAACTTTCAGAAGAGGCAGAGGACAAGATGTTCCGCTTCCTACAGACAAGCCTTAAGGGACAGAACCACAGAACTCTATATATTCCTCTTCCAGGAGACTCAGATACGAATAAGGTTGAGTTTAAGATGGAGGCAGTTGAGAGCGGTACCCAAGAAGCATCGTTCAATGAATATAGAATTCGTAACCGTGACGATATTCTTGTAGCACACCAGGTTCCCCTATCTAAGATTGGTGGAGGTGACTCTGCAGCAATCGCAGCAGCACTTGCTCAAGACCGTACATTCAAGGAGCAGGTGGCAAGACCAGCACAACGTAACCTTGAGAAAGTAATTAACAAAATCATTTCAGAAAAGACAGACATGGTTGAACTTAAGTTTAATGAACTGACTCTTACAGACGAAATTGCACAGTCACAGATTCTTGAGCGTTACGTTCGTAACCAGGTTATGACTAGAAATGAAGCACGTGAAGTTCTTGGTCTTCCACAGATGGAAGAGGCTGATGAATTCCTTGAACTGAACGCTCGTCAAACAGCAGATGCTAAAGCAAACACACAACAGACTCGTAATAGAGATGCAGAGAGAAGTTCAAACTCTTCGGACGATACAGCGACAGTTGCTGGAAGAAATCCAAAGGGCGAGGGACGATCTGTTCAATAATGTGCTATAATTTAGTAATAAAGTTTAAAAAAGGCTCTATAATTAAGATACTATGACTATTGCAAAAGTACACTGGGACACCGAGGGTGAAAATGTTCGACTCTCTATGCCTTTCTCTAAGGTAGATAAGGAACGACGCATCGTTTCTGGCTTCGCTACGCTTGACAATGTTGACCGTCAAAAAGATATTGTAACAGCAGAAGCATCTGTAAAGGCATTCTCTAAGTTCCGTGGAAACATTCGTGAAATGCACCAGCCAGTTGCTGTTGGTAAAATGGTAGCATTTAGAGAAGACAAGTATTTTGACCCTGAGACCAAGAAATTCTATTCTGGTGTTTATGTTTCTGCATACGTTTCAAAGGGTGCACAGGACACCTGGGAGAAGGTACTTGATGGCACCCTTTCAGGTTTTTCAATTGGCGGTAGAATGAATAAGTACGAAGATGCTTATGACGAGAAGATGGATTCTCCTATTCGCATTATTAAGGAGTATGATCTAATGGAACTTTCATTAGTAGACACTCCAGCAAATCAATTTGCAAATATCCTTTCTGTTCAGAAAGTTGATGGTGTAGACGTTCTAAAGGGAGACGCAGTGGACGTAGAGATTGAAAATGTATTCTGGGATCCAGAATCAGGCGTTGTAAAGATTTCTGAAAATGAAGTTGAGGTAAGCCCTACCACAGGCACTCCAATGCAAAATATAGGTTTTGTTGAGA